TCTATGGGTGAACTTGTTCCGTCGTGTTGTTTGGAAGTTCTGCCAGGTGATTCTTTTACGATCAGCCCCCAGAATTTTCTTCGCTTCGCTCCTCTCATTTCTCCTGTAATGCACCGGGTACGTGTCAAGACTGAATATTTTTTCGTTCCTTATCGTCTCCTTTGGGCGGAATGGGATAAATGGATTCCCGGTGATCTTGATGTTGAGGCTCCCTATATGTTTCTTTCTTCTTCTGCTGGTTTGCATCCGGCTGTAGGTTCTGTTTCCGATTATATGGGTCTACCTGTTGAAGAACCCGCTTCAACTCTTAAGGTTTCCCCGTTTTCTCTCGCTGCATACAAATTAATTTGGGACGAATATTACAGGGACCAAAATTTGCAGGATAAGCGTTTTGTTCCTCTTGTTCCCGGTGATAATACTGGCGATTATGTAGACCTTTATGTTGACGGTCCCTACAAGCGTTCTTGGCAGCACGATTATCTTACCTCTGCTTTGCCTTTTGCTCAGAAAGGTGATGCCGTGCAAGTTCCTTTAACCCAGCAGGACAATGTTGAAGTAGATTATAATAACACCGGGCAACCGGGTATAATGCGTAATGCCACTACTGGTGCTGTCTCTGCTAATGGTGATATCGTTCAGTCTGCCGGGCCTTCTCCTCTTACATCTTCTGTAAAGGTGGACGCGAATGCGGCCGCTTATGATCCTAATGGTACTCTTACTGTTGATATCCAAGCCGGTGCTACTGATATTAATACACTTCGTAAGGCTTTTCGGATTCAGGAATGGTTAGAACGTAATGCTCGTGGTGGTACTCGTTATGTGGAGAATATTCTCGCCCATTTTGGTATTAAGTCCTCTGATGCTCGTCTTCAGCGTCCCGAATTTATCGGGTCTTCCCGTCAAAATATGGTGATTTCTGAAGTTCTTGCGACTGCTCAGGACACTACTGGCGGTGCTGAAATTGCCGTCGGCCAAATGGCTGGACATGGTATTTCTGTTGGTGGTGGTAATCGTTTCTCTTATCGGGCTGAAGAGCACGGCGTTATCATTGGTCTTATTTCCGTGATTCCAGATACTGCTTATCAGCAAGGTATTCACCGCTCTTTTACTCGTTTCGATCGCTATGATTATGCGTGGCCTACCTTTGCTAACCTCGGCGAACAGGAAGTCTTGAACAAAGAAGTCTACGTTAGACATTCTGAGCCGGAAGGCGTTTTTGGTTACAATTCCCGCTATGCTGAATACAAGCATTTGAACTCTCGCGTTGCTGGTGAATTTCGGGATACTCTTTCTTTCTGGCATTTGGGTCGTATTTTTCAAACGGATCCTAATCTTAATTCTGACTTTGTCGAATGCAATCCGGACACCCGTATTTTTGCTATCTCTGAACCTGACGCCGACCATATTTTCTCCCATATCATTAACCAAGTTTCCGTTACTCGTAAACTTCCGCGCTTTGGCATTCCCCAGATTTAAATTCTGTCTTTCACCCGAATATACTTCCGATGATTATCGGGGTGAGCGTATTCGTATTGATTTTTTACAGATGATCTGTGATACTCCCTACTTTGTTTTGCCTTCTAAGGCTGCTGTTGAAAAGATTCCTGTTCCATGTGGTAAATGCCCGACGTGCAAAGCACGTCGGGTAAATACCTGGGTCTTTCGTCTTATGCAGGAAGAATTAGTTTCTTCTTCTGCTCATTTCGTCACGTTGACCTATGATACCCGTTTTGTTCCGATCTCTAACAATGGTTTTATGACGCTCCGTAAAAAAGATTTTCAGGACTATATGAAACGTTTGCGCAAACTTGTACCCGGCGCCACTTTGAAGTATTATGTTGCTGGGGAGTACGGTTCTAAAAACCGTCGTCCGCATTATCACGCAATTATTTTTAATGTCCCCGATTCTCAACTTTTTTTCGATGCGTGGGCTCTCGGTGGTGATCCGCTTGGCTCCGTTCATGTTGGAACCGTTACTTCTGATTCTGTGGCTTACACCATGAAGTATATAGATAAGGCTAATTTTCGTACCCTTCATGGTCGTGACGACCGTATTCCTGAATTTTCTTTGATGTCTAAAGGGCTTGGTAAGTCTTACCTTTCGCCTGCTGTCGTTTCCTACCATAAGGCGGATATTTCCCGGATGTATGTATCCAAACTCTCCGGGCATAAACTCCCTATGCCGCGCTATTATCGCAATAAGATTTTTTCCGATGCTGAAAAGCAGGCGCAACTATCTATAATACAGGAAGTTGTTTCTTCTGCAGATGCTGTTTCTCGTCGTAATCATGACGTCCAATATGGTGACCGTTTTACTTATGAACAGGCAAAAGAGTCTGGTAAATATTCTCGTTATCGCCGTCACTATCATTCATCTAAACAAAATCGTACATTATGAAAAAAATCCTTTCTTGGCACAACTATGTTGATCATCACACTTTTGCTGATGATGGTTACAACTACCTTACTATTGGTGAGGTAAATACCCTCCCTTCCTGTACTATCCCCGATCAAGCACTTTCTATTAAGGAGATGCTTGCCCGGTATGTTCGTGGTCAATCTGTTGAGACCTTTACTCCTGTTTATACAGACAACGAATTCATTCCCGACAACCTCGAACGTATGGATGTTTTTGAGCGTGCCGAACTTGCGAAGCAGTTAAAGGACGCTACTGGTAACGCTCGCTCTGATTCTCGTCGTGCTAAGGTTGCTACTGATTTAACCTCTCCTTCTGATTCTGATGAACCCGTTCCTACGGAATAAATGTTAATGTTATGTTAAAGTCTTGCGCGTCGCGTTTGTTTTCCGTTTCGGGTCTTACTTATGCACTGTCAATCCGGAAAACATAGCGGCGTGCAAGCAACAAGCGTTAGCGCGTTAGGTGTACTCTCAGCCATTATTTCTCTTGATGTATAATGGCTAATTGACACTGGTCAATTCTCCTTCTCTCATCTTTTCAAATTTTCAAACTATGCCTTTTCCCGTCGCTGCTGCTATTGCTGGTGGTTCTGCTCTTTTGGGCGGTGCTATTCAGGCCGGATCCACCGGCCGTATGAACCGTAAGTCAATGAAATTTTCGCGTGAAATGTATGAACGCCAATACAGAGACAATCTAAACTTCTGGAACCTCCAGAATGAATATAATAGTCCGCAATCTCAGATGAAACGTTTCCAAGAAGCCGGTTTAAACCCGCACCTAATCTACGGGCAGGGTAATTCCGGCTCCGCAGGTTCTGTTTCAACTCCGGACGTACAGTCTCCACAATTTCGTACACCGGAATGGGGTAACGCTGTCTCTGCTGGCGGTCTTTCTACTATCAACGCGATTTATGATCTCGATATTAAGGCTGCTACTGCTGACAATCTCCGCGCCCAAAATACTGTTATTGAACAAGATGCTCTCCTTCGCGCTGCGCAAATTGCCGCAACGCGCGCCTCTACTTCTCGGCAGGAATTCGATCTTGGTTTTGAAACTGAATTCCGCGATATCTCCGGCGAAGCACGCCGGGAGGGTCTTCGCCAATTAAAGACTAATGTGGATATTTCCCTGAATAGGGATGTCCGAGAGGCTGTAATGAATTCTACATCTGTCGCTGAGGCTAATCAACGTATTTTAAAACTTGTTGATGAACGTTCTAACATGGCTCTCATGCGTGCGCATACTGAAGCCGATACTGCACGAATTAAGGCTGAAACTGCACGTATAAAATCTAATATTTCCCTTCTTCAAAAAGAGGGTGTTATAAAGCAATTGGACGCCGATCTTGCTACCGATGGTATTCGTCCGGGTGATCCGCTTTGGTATCGTGCCGTTTCTCAAATGTACAATAGCGTTTTAGACTTTCTTAAATGATTAAACATATGAAACGTCTGCTCCGCCTTTTTGGTTTTCTCTTTTTTCTCACACTTAAAATTGTTACACTATGCGTTTTCGTTCTCGTTCTTCTCGTTCTCGCGGTCGTTCTCGCGGCCGTCGTCGCTCATCTTCTCGCGGTTCCTACCTTGTATCACGGGGTGGTATCCGTCTTTAATTTTTAACCTTCTAAAGCAATTTTTTTTATGTCTACGGATATTTTTAAAAGTGTTATGATGTCAAAACCGGCTCAAAACCGGTTTGATCTTTCTCACGACGTTAAACTCTCCTTCTCTATGGGTGAACTTGTTCCGTCGTGTTGTTTGGAAGTTCTGCCAGGTGATTCTTTTACGATCAGCCCCCAGAATTTTCTTCGCTTCGCTCCTCTCATTTCTCCTGTAATGCACCGGGTAC